CTAATTTGTACACAGATTTGAGTTATCTTACTTTACAAGAGGACGAACCTCAATTACAATCAGGAGAAATTCCCAAATCGACCGAACCATCAGTCGAAACAATGGAAATGATGGGAAATTTTGTACGAGATCCTAATTCAACACCAATATTTTATCGGCAAGTTGCGTACAACGAACTTGAAGTGATTATTGAAGAAGAACGAGTACCAAGAATGCGATATCCAAATTATCAGAATGAACAAATGAGATTGGCTTTTCTGAGAGACGTGGAAGAAAGAGAACATTACTTGAGAAATCGAGCTATGGAAAATGAACGATGGATGGACATCTTGTATGAAGAAATGCCACATTACATTGATGAAAATGATGAAGATGAAAATAATAACATCGGAAATCGATGGGGAATACGAGTTCAACCAGGCAGTTCAAGAGCTATACTGCTAGAACGACATATGCGCATGGTCAGAGAAAGACTAGATTATGCTGAAATGGGATATGATCAATCAGATGATTTTGATTATGATGATGATGAAGCCAATTCGATATTTTCATACAGAGCAGTTTCTGAACTTGAAGAAGATGGAGAACATTTTTCTGATTCAGATTATGATTATGCTCCACAACAGGAAGATAGTGATGAAGAAGAACCCCAGTTGCAAGCAGGAAGAGTCGGAATGACAAATGTACAATCATTGACAAGTTTTGTAGCAAATATGAGCCGTGAGAATTCACCAAATCAGACAACCGAAGGTGAAGAAGAAGAAGAATCACCAGGAACATCTCGAAAGAAGCGTAAAAAAGCTTTTTTCACCAGTTTAATACCAGGAGGAGATGCAGCCCATGAATTGATGGAAGAATTACAACAACGTGATTTCGCCAATTTACTTACAGACACACTTCAGAAAACAAATGACACTATGAATGATCTTTCAGCTCGTCTACCAAAAGTGGACAGTTTGATTGATTCTTTTAGTGAAACATCAAAGAAGAGTGGTGAATTATTGCAAGGAATCAATGACAAAATGCCATTGATTGAAGATATTCTAGAAAACATCTCTAGAACAGCAATACACACAGAAGATGCAGCGCTCAATATGAGTGTTTTGACAGCATCATGGACAGACACAATCAGCAAAATTACAGGCCTTAAAGGATCAAATTTAACAACAGCCGTATTGATGGGAGTTGACTTAGGTTACTCCATTCATGCAAATGAAGAATCGAGATGGATTGAATTTGGCCTTAAAATAGGAATAGCAATCGGCATGGAAGCAGGATTACTAACCATCATGGTCGAAAAATTGCTACGAATGATATTTGGAACCCGGAATCAACCACCGGTCGGGGAACCTAGATTAGAAGCAGGAGGAATTGACACCTCTAAAGCTTTTATTACTATGTCTTCACTAATCGTTATGTTAGTGAGTTTCAAAATGTCAGGCGGAGCCAATTGGGACGACAAGAAAATTAAAAATGTTTGGGAGTTTTGTGCTACACGCGGAAGAGAAGCTTGGAATTTGAAGCAAGGATTATCCGTTTTCAAAGATACAGTCAAATATTTGAATGAAACGATCACAGATTTTTTAAATGAATTCATATATTCAGAGGATCCTATAAGAGCTCCTCATGCCACTAATGCCAAATTGGACAAAGAACTCCGTGAAATAGGAGTTAAGATGGCAGAATTATCTGAGGTCAAAAAACGAATGAAATTACCTTATGCAACAACAGAAAGAAGAGAATTTCTTGACTATCTAGGAAGATATACGACAATCAAAGCTGATTTAGTCACAAATGGAATGACTCCAGAAACCAACAGGAGTTATATGATCATCGATAGATTGGTTCGAGACCTATCACCAGCAGTCTTAGACAACAACATTGATGAGAGTGTCAGACCAGACATGTTTCATGTTTGTGTTTATGGAGGTTCAGGACTAGGAAAATCGATGGCTTGTATAGCTATCGCAAATATTCTATGTGATTCACAAGGTATCAAAAGAACAGATGCCAGAATATACTCGAGGAGTCCAGGAACGAAATATCATGACAATTATGCAGGACAGTTTGCCACCTTTATTGACGATATTGATCAAGTAGAAGATCCAGAAGCTTGTTCAGAAATGATTCAAATGAAATCAAATGTTCCAATGTCATTGAATATGGCAGCAATTGAAAAGAAAGGAATACAACATCGCTCAGAATTGTGTGTGAGTTCGACCAATATTGAAAGACCAACACCAAAGTCAATTCAATTTACTGAAGCATACCAACGACGAAGAGATTTTCAAATTGAGGTCAAACTCAATGATTCAGTTCGACTACCAGGAGGAAGACTCAACCATCTTGATTGCCAACGAATAGATCCAACTTATTCAGATATTTCCAAAAAATATATTGGCAGACAAAAGAAATTCAACATGATGATGCACGATTTGATTCGTGAATTTTCAGAGTTTCGTTTGAACCAATTGAAATTAGTTTCTCAAGGAAAAGAAGTTGAGAATATGCCACAAGTGATTGATTGGACTTATGCACCAGCAGACAGAATCCAACGACTTATTGACAATTGGTTTGATTACTGTGATAGAAATGTTACAGCAAACGAGCGAAACAAGACTATGGGAGCCGAATTTATGGAATTACAAGCAGGAACATTACCAACAGTTTCAGATTGTGAAGATAGTGACGTTGAATCAATTCAAGGAAATGAAGATTGGGAATTGATTATGGATGAAGAAGAAGAAGAAGTTGAATCAGATGGTTCAATTGAAGTTATTACTATTAAACATCCTGAAGTTGAACCCAAGTATCAAGAGTTTTTGGCAGAAATAACCAAAAGTTATAGACCAAAAACACCAGACGAAGTAGCTTCAGCTAAAGAAATGGCTAAAGAGAAAGCTTTGGATTGGGCTGAAGTCAATATTTTGAAGAAAACACCAACACCACCACCAAAAAGACCAGTAAATGAATTGAGAGAATTTATGATTCAAAGGGATTTAAGGCAATTTCTCAATTTTATAACAGCTATGGATTGGGATGCAGAAAATTTTTCAACAACTTTCAATGAATATTTGAGTGACCACGGTTACCATATGGAAGACTTGTTGGCTTGTGCTTCACCTGCACAAAAAGAAGATTTAATCAAAATTCTTTATAGAGTCAATTGTAAACCAGAATCCTATGAAAAGAAAGGAATTGAAGTCACAGAAAAACTGGTAGACTTTATTAAACCAAATGACATCATTGGTTACATTGAAGAGGTTGACATCAACGGACAAAAGAAGTATTACATGACAATTAAACGTTGTAGGGAAACTTATTACGTTAAAAGCACCAACGAAACTTGGTTGTTTTTTAAAGCATTTGCAAAGTGTCAATTTACGAAAGTTGCCCAATTGATGAAAGAAGGAGTTTACGAATTCACAGAAAATATGAGACACACTAGAATTATGCAGTATATTCTAGGACACATGAACACCATAGAAGAATATTTTGAAGCAGGTAAACAATTTGCGGCAAATTCACCAGCAATGACATTCGCAGGATTTGCATTGTCTTTTGTAGCTCCTCCTAATTTGATTCAGTTGATGGCTATGATTCTCAATTTAGGTCAAGATGATCCTGATCCTAATGAAGGATTTATAGTTCTACAATCATTGCTTTACACCAGAATTTGTATTTCAAAAGTTCTATCAACACCTAGAATTTTGTTGGAATCTTGGAGGCTCATTGATTCACCACAAACTGATACAGTGACCTGGGGATGTTTCGAATTGTACATTTTTCTAAGAGATCTAGCAGATTTGGTTATGTATGCACCATTTGGATTGATTTATTATTTGCAAAGATTAATGACTTCTATTGGAGGGACAATCGCTTACAAACTCGGAATCGATGCAACCTTTTCCGGAATTATTGGGAAAATAGTTCTTTGGATTGGAGTTGGAGTTTTGTGGTATTGCTTGTATTTTCTCTGGAAGAAAATTTATGGCGAGAGAAAAGATGAAATCTTCATTGAAGGATCTCAAATGATCATTCAAAGTCACAAACATGAAGATGTACCAGACGATGGACAATCACACAAACATTGCCATCTGTGTGAACAATGCGGTGAAGTATATACACATCAACATGTCAAAAAACCTGAAGAGGTTTCTCGACAGTACGTACACTATTGCCGTAGATGTTATGGTAAATACCTTTCATCAGAAACACAAAGAGCAAAGCAAACAGGGACACCAGCAAAAATGTTTATGACAGAAGAGGTCGAGGACGAAATATATTTTGGCGATCCAACAGAAGACGAAAACGTCAAAGTCGAGTATGGAAGTTACCCAGACAGTAAAGGTCACAAATTGCCTCGAAAGAAATTGGTAATTGAAAGTGGAATAATACAAAAACAAAGTGTTAAGAGAATTGCGACGAGCATTTTAAAAACCAGTTTTAAATACAAAAACCAATTGGATTTTGCAGCTGATGTGGTTTATGAACGACCAGAAACTGTTCAAACAGCCCAAGCTAAATATCTTGTTTGGGAACAGTACAATGCAGTCAAGCAATTGTTAAGAGCAATGAGTTATCTTGATCCTTCATCTTTGGTCAAGGAAGATTATACAGTTTCAAAATATGGATTCAATTTTGTGGTTGCAGGAGTGATTAAAAGAATGATCCATAAAAGATGTAAAGGTTCAATTTCAGCGAAACCTTCATTTTTAGGATTGATTGATGCAGTAGTGGGAACACCTTACTTATTCAATTCAGTCTTTGGAAGTTGTGGACCACAATGTCAAAGCAAAAAGAGTTCTGATAAAGAATCTCTTATGGAACACAGGATGGCACATAATATCCATGTTTTGCACAAGAAAAGAGCTGAAATGGGTTTCAAAGACGATATGACCAAAGTCTATATGAAAGGTGAAGTTAAGAATCGTTATGATGCGATTTCTCAAATTGTAGCTGAACACGGAAGCTACCCAGACAACAAAGGACATAAAACGCCAAGAAGAAAATTGGTTGTTGAAAGTGTAAAGAAACCAAAAGTTCAAGAAGATGAGGAAGTCATTGAAGAAAGAACACCAGATTTAGCCAAATACACCGGCTATGGATTGAGTGAATCAGAATCAGAAGAAGAAACTGAATTGCAAGAAGCGAACAAAATTTACAGATCACCATCTTTAGAGCCACCACCACAATTGGAAGCAGCTCGTGATCCTGGAATGCTTGATGTTTGCAGATCAGTTATGATGAATGTTGGGCAAATTACCTACGGTACAGAATACCTAAATTACATCGGAATAGGTGAACGGAAAATTCTTACCAACCTTCATTTAATTGGAGGAAAAGTTGAAGAGCACAAAAAATACGCTTTTGAATTAGAAAGATTAGGTCAAAGTTACACGGTTACGGTTAGTAACTATAACATCTTTAGAGCTTCAACCATAACAGATCCTACAACACTAAAATCAGTGTATGAAGATATGGTTGTAATTGACTTAGTTGAAAATCCTAAGATTTCACCGTTTAAGGACATTGGTAATTTGTTTATTGATGAGAACGATGTTGATTTGATTCAAGGATCAGGAGGATTGATTGCATCACGCATCACTAAAATTGATATCGGATGGTATTATTTGGATGCATTTACTCTCAAGAACGAGTTCAGATGTCGATCACGTGATGGAGGAGAATTTTATAGAGCAATTACAGGAGTTGCTTATAGAATTGATTCAACACCAGGAATGTGTGGATCACCAATTTTCATTGCAAATAAAAGAATACCCGGAAAAATCCTCGGGTATCATATGGCCGGATCCAGTGGAAAAGGATTTGGTCATGTCATTACAAAACAAATGGTAGCTCGAATTCGAGGTATTAGAACATCAATTGACGGAATTGGAGCCGAAGATGTTTAATGACAAATACCTACAACTGGAGAGTGGAAAAGCTCCCAGATTAATACCAAAAGGTAGGTATACAGTGGTTGGAAAATTGGAAAATGCAGGGCATGTTCCACGGAAAACTGACATCAGACCATCATTAATTTTTGATGAAGTGAGTAAACACACAACTGAACCAGCAGTCTTTACAACCAGAGACCCCCGAAATCCTACAGGCATAAGTCCAACTGCTAAGGGAATTCAAAAATTCGACAATGACAATCCTCAATGGGACGTTAGTATTATGCGACATGTAAAGAAACATCTTTTACAAAAGATCGCAAGTCAAGAACACACGTACTATGGACCAAGAAGAATTCTAACATTGGACGAAGCAATTAATGGTATACCATCTTCGGATGGATATTATGTTGCACCAGTTGACATGAGAACGTCAGCTGGATTTCCCTACACAAAAATGAGACCACCAAGATCAATTGGAAAAGAATGGTTGTTTGAATTGGTTGGAGCCAGACCAGACGGTTCACCAATTTACAAAGCAGGGAAACAATTACAAGAGGACATCGATTATTTGATTGAGAACATCAAGAAATACAAGATCGTAAGAAATTACTTTACAGACGAGTTGAAAGACGAGAGGCGTCCTTTGGAAAAGATTCAAGAAGTTAAGACCAGGGTATTTAATACTCACAATGTAGCTTGGCAACTTGTTTCAAAAATGTACCTAGGGTCGTATGCAGCAATGCTTACACACCTTAGGTTCAAGATTCATTCTTCAATTGGAATCAATCCTCACGGACCAGAAGTATCAGAAGTAGCTGATATTTTAAACCAGATCGGACCTTATAAATTAGATTTGGATGTAGAGAAGTGGGACGGGACTTACGACTTGATCACAGGGGAAATGTGCGTTGAAATGGCGTATGATTGGTTGAGTCAGTTTGAAGAAATTGACAGATGGGAATTTAAAACAGCAGCGAGTTCTTTTATCATCAATAGAATTCACGTTTGTGGAGATACCGTCTATATGGCTTTCGTAGGAATGCCATCAGGATGTTTTGTCACAGCCATCTTTAACACCAATGGACATATGCTAAGGCATTTTTCAGTTATGATGGAAATTTGCTTAGATAAAAAGCAAATCAAATTGTGTCAATTAACCGAAATGGATAAACATCATTATGCAACATTTCTAGGAGATGATTGTATTGCTGCGTTCAGCGATGCATTTGCATGGATGAAAGTCAGCGACATAACAGCGCAGTGGAAGAAACACGGTATTACCGTTCAGCCTCCCAGTAAGATTACTGGTGAAACTGTAGATGAGTTCAAACCCCTTGAGGAATGTACTTATCTGAAGTGTTCTTTTACAAGAAACGCAGACCATCCGCGATTTTGGCATATGGCACTTAAAAAAGAAGTCATTTTGGAACTTACCAACTGGATTCGCACAGGAGGAGATCCTTACGAGCGTCTTGAATCAAATTTAAGCGACGTCGCTCGATTTTCCTTGGGTCACGGACGAGAGTATTCAGAAAACGTAATCAAACGTATTCGAGATGCTTTTCGCAAAAGAGAATTACCACAACCAATGATCCCGTCTTACGATGAGCTAATGATTGAATGGTTCTCAAACCATGGACTACCAGTCTTTGGAATTTAAACTGCCAGTGATATATGAACTGGAAACGTCACATTATTAATGGAAACTAATGGAATTCACGACATAGTTAAGTGTAGTTAAGTATTTTCTTGTTAAATTCAAATTTTTATTTAAATTGAATGAGGGTCTTCTATCCTTATCAGATTCGAGTCACG